CTTATCAGATGATGCATCAGTACTAACTTGTGTCTCTCCTATTGGCAGAGTAATGAAAATAGTAACATTAAGGAATACTGATATAAGTACCGTAGCGACAAGATTTACCGAGGAGTTACGAGGATATAACGTAGTAGGAGGTAATATAGAGATTAACGGGGTAGGTAGAGGCGTATATGACCTAATGAGAGATAAGTTTAGAAGAGTAAAAGGATTTACTACTAATCAGAATAATAAAACTGAAATGGTAAGAAAACTTATACATGATATTGAAACTATGACTATAGAGTTACCATCAGAAGATCTTTGTGCAGACTTACATAAAGAGTTTGCCACATATACTTATAAACTTAGCCCTACTGGTAAATTAAGCTTTGGCCATATGAGTGGTGCAAAGGATGACCACATAGATAGTTTATTATTAGCTAATTATGCAAGAGTACAATTTATGGAGAGAAAGCCTATCTCTATAAAAGGTATAAAGAACGTAAGACCAAGTTTTGGTAGACCTAAATAACATAGGTCCTTAAAAATAAAAAATAATATTTATTAACACAATGGCAAATAAAGTTAAAAGCTTAAAGTTACAAATACCAGAGTATCTAACCGTAGATAACTACAAAGAGATAAACTCTTACAAAGGTCAAAATAAGTTTGGCCGTTTAGTTCACACTGTACATAAACTTACAGGAGAACCATTAGAAGAAGTAAGATACTGGGATTTAGAAAGTTTAACACAAGTTAGTAACTTATATGCCGGTATAGCAGATCATAATAATTTTTTCTACCCTATAGTAAAATGGAGAGATAAATTATACGGATACGCTAGCATACGTAAAGCTACTTTAGGAGAGTACATAGATTTAGAAAACTATTGTAAAGACTTAGAAGAGAATATGCATAAGGTAGCAGCCATACTTTACCGACCTATAGAAAAAAATAGATTAGGTAAATTATCGTTTGTAACTAAACAAGGCATTGAAGTAGTTAACAATAAAACTAAAAATGTCTTTGATAAGTATACAATAGAGAAGTATGACAGTACTAAAAGAGCAGATGTAGAAGACGAGTTTAGAGACTTTCCAGTTCATTTATTTCTAGGAGGAATTAGTTTTTTTTTGAGCACAGGAAGCCTATATTTGAACAATACAGCTTTTTTAAGGAAGAAGATAACGTGGAACGAGAAGACGAAGAACGAGATAATAATAATGGAAAATCTTTTGGAGAACACTGGGGATGGTTCGGAACGCTTTACTCACTCTCTAAGACCGATGCATTATCAATCACTGGAGACAAGTGCATAACTGATTTAAATCTTTTATTTGCGCTTAATTATTTAGAAATAGATAAAGACTATAACAATGAAATCGAAAAAGAAAAAAACAAGCAAATACAGCAGGCAAGATCTAGATTCTAGAATCGAAATGGTATTAGATACTTCTGATCCTAAAAAGCCTATGATAGATCGTAAAGCCACTCAAGCTGAAATAGATAAAGATAAAAAGATAAAAGCATTACTTAATGTAGGTGCTTATAATCTTAACCAGATAGCAGGTATGTTAATGCTACCTTTAGAAAGAGTTAAAAAAGTAAAAGAAAATGTCAGCAGAAAGAATTAAACGTAATGTACCTTATTTAGAGATAGTAAATCTATTTGAGACACAATGTAACCAACATCTAGCCATAGCATCGTTTGATAACGGTACTATAGACTTCTTAGATGCATCGGCCGTAAATAGAAAATATCCTTATATCTTTTTAAGACCTATGGGTACTATGATAGGAGACAGACAACGTACCTTATCGTTTGAATTGTATAGTCTAGATCAACCTAAGAATGAATCACAGAGTCATGCAGAGTTAATGTCAGATACAGAGATGTACATATATGACTTAATGTCTTACTTTGAGTTTGGTCCTACTACTATACAGCAAAACTATGATGCGGTAATGACTTCTTGTGTACCGGTAAACGAAGGATTTCAAAATAGAGTATTTGGCTGGGTAGCAGGTTTAGATATTGTTACACCGTTTAATCTTAACTATTGTGTATACCCTGATTATCCATAGTAAATGAATTTAAAGCAGATTACAGAACGAATAGCCAAACTAATACAGGAAAGGCAAAAAAAGTTAGCACCTAGAAATACTGGTGCTTTAGCTGGTTCTATAAAAACATCTGTAGACGTACTAAGAGATAAAATAACTATATCTTCTAAGATGAACGATTATGGTTATTTTCAAGATAGCGGTATATCTGGTATAAAGAAAAGAGTAAATAAGAATCCTCAAAGCTTTAATCCACCCGGTAAGTTTACTGGTGAATGGAAAATGATAGGAGGTAATCTGCCATTTGGTGCAAGAGTTAGTATATATCAAAACGGTATAGAACCTCAACCTTTTATAGTTCCTGCAACTGTTCAAGTAATGGATAGAATAGGATATAGATTATTAGCAGATGAAATAGCAGAAAACGTAGCAATAGAATTTAAAAAACTATAATGGCAATAACTATACTTAATGAACCTACTTCTCCTAATGTTACAGGTACAAACCTTATATATACAATTAGTAGTAGCAATATAGTAAATTTTCAGTATAGGTATGTAGCCGATATATACGAAAAAGGTAGTTCTACAAGATTGGCTAGATTTAAGTATCCTCAAAATGAATTTGGTACTTTAAATTCTGACCTAGCAAGACCTTTAGATGATTATTTAGATTATGATTATAACTGGAAGATAACTAATTCTTCTTCGTTAGATAATTCTAATAAAAGCTTTGATATAAAGTTTGGTGAAGAGTTTGCCACTTCTTATACAGGTGCTACTACAGTATATCCAAACCTTGCTACAACAGAAATAGAGGTAATAAAAGGTAATGTATACCCTAACGAATTTACTTATGGGTTTAACTGGGATAGCGGTAGTGTATTATTAACCAATAGTCCGGCAACACAGTCTTTTTCTGCAGATGATTATCTTACTACAGCAGTATATAATAGCGATGTAACGGTAAATTATTATTTAACCGGTAGTTTAACGGCTACTAAGAACTACGTTTCTAACGGTGACTTCTCTGCTATACCTATAAGTCCTCTTAATATTAGTAATTATACGGAGAGCGACGTTATAACTTTGGATGTTACGGGTAGCTCGATAAGATACGAAGTAGATAACGATTGTAGAAACGATAAACAAAGAATAGCATTTATAAATAAATTTGGTGTATGGGATTATTATACAAACCATACTGCATTAAGAAGATCAACTAAAATAGATAGAAGAACGTACGAAGAATCTTTTGCTAATCTTAACGATAGAGTAACTACTTATAATGTAAACAAAAGAGGTGAACTACAGTACTATACTGAATATACAGATGAATTTGAGTTTACTACAGATAGTATAACAGCAGAAACATCTCAATGGTTAAGAGAAATGTTTGAGTCTAGTGAAGTATATTTACAAAGTGGTAGCAATATGATACCCATAAACATTTTAAACAAAAAAGAGACTGTAATAAACGATACACCAAGAAATAAAAATTACCAATATACAGTAAGGTATCAATTTAGTAACTTAAGAGAACCTAGATAATGGCTTATACTATAACACAGAAACCGACTACACCTAATGCAGCATATACAAGATTGTTATATGTAGTGTCTGGTAGTACCAATACTGATAAGCCTCAATTTCAATACGTTATGGACGTATATGAGTCAGGTAGCAGTAGCCGTATATATAGAACTACACAGACTATAAACCCAGCCGGTGTTGCGGTATTTGATCCTTCAAGAGTAATGCAAGGAGAGTTAGTAGATGAATATAGTTGGAAAATATCGTCTGTAACACCTTTTGATAGTAGTAGTAAGACATTTACATTAGAATTTGGAGAACAATACGCTTCTTCTATCTCTTCTAGTGTATCCGTAATAGATAACATAGAAAGAACAAATACAGAAGTATTTAGAGGAGTAGTAGAACCTAATAGCGGTTATTTTAACTGGCAATCAAGTTCATATGCTGTTCTTAGTAATATGCCTGCTACTATGTCTATGCA